CTATCTGGAACCGCGCCGTTTAGGCTTACCATTGCAGCACAAAGAGCAACACAAGCAAAAAATGTAGGGCTTGATCCCACTCAGTACACCACTGAAGAAGAGTTGTATGATGCTATTATCGAGAAGATAGAGGCTACTCCAGTAGAACCAGTTGCGCCAGTAGCAACAGAGGTTCAAGAGATAGCGGAAGAAATAGTTGAAGAGTCTAATATAGATAGGCTTGGTAGACAAATGATGGAGAGGAAGGTTATAGAGGGGATGTATCCTGAGATAGATGAGGTTGGAGATACAATCACAGTAACAGATGAAGAAAAAGTAGAAGCTATACTTGCGCCTGACAGTATAATTGAGCCCTATGATGATACCATGGGTTGGGGTGACCCTGAAGCTGAGGCTAGAGCACAAGAAAAACAAGAGAAGATAGAAAACAAAGCTAGGGCGGCAGAAAGAAGTCTTGAAAAACAAACACCAGCATACTTGACAAGTCTTCCATTAGCTACAGCTCTTAGTAATATTTCTAATCCAAGAAAGACAGGTGGCTATGATATCAACGCGTTACGAGCTATTGCTGAGAACATACTTAAATCAGATCCATCCTTTACCTATAATAAGAAAGGCAAAAGGAAAGAGCTCGAAGCATCTATCCATGAATGGCTTATTGATCAGGAAAATATAACTAAAGTAGAAGATAACTCTCCGTATGAAGATACGTTTGATGAGGACACTGGTATTATATCTACAGGGCCAAAGCCTGCGGCGGAGTCACGATCTCCTACAATATTAGAAGGTCTAAAAGGGGAGAGGGGGTTCAACGCTGCTGAGGTTGAAGCCTCTATTAACGAGGAGCTTGTAAAAATATTTGGTAGTAGAACTGTCAAAGAAATGAAGAAGATTTTCTTTATAAATTTTCTTTCTAACAAGGAGGCAATCAAGGCTAGAGGTGTAGATAACTTAGACACCATTGCATTTGTAGATCAGAATAACGGGTCGGTGTATTTTATTCCATCAAGAATATCAAACAATACTGTTGCTACTAGTGATTCTATAAGAGGAATAATATGGCATGAGATTGGAGTCCATGTTGGTAGAGATCTATTATCTTCTAACGAGTTTGCATCAGTCATAGGCCAGGTTCGTAAGATGTATTCTGAAGGAGATACCTACGCAGTAGATGCTGTTGCTCAAGTTGCAAAAAATTATAAGGGCCTGCTTAAAGATAAAACAGGTGAGTCTGAGAGTTATACTAGTGTAGATGGTACAACTAAATTCCTAGAAACTAGTTTTAATAAAAAGGGGAAGTCTTTCACCGCTCCCGTAACTCCCGCTAACCCAATATTTTGGGAAGAAGTTCTTGCTCATATGCTCCAGTACAGAGGGGAAGAGTTAAACCTTCAAAGACCTTCTCTTATCAAGAGAGTTAAGGATGCATTTAAAAAATTCTTCTTGAGAATCGGTGAAGTATTTGGTATAGAAGATGCACCAACCATGAGTATAGATGATATCTTTAATCTCATGGCAGGCGTAACTATAGAAAGACTTCCGTCTTTTGTTGATTCTCGTCTTGTTAGTCTATCAGAAAAAAATATAACTGCGGATGTTTCCCAGGGCTATTTAGGTTATATCTTTAACCGCAGGCTCAAAGCAAGAAACGATTTTATAAATGACTCTGTAGAAAAGAATGTTATGTATCATGGGTCAGACAAAAACTGGTCAGCTCCTATTCTAGAATTCACTGAGTTAGGCCTTCATGTTGGGACAATGCAAGCGGCCCTCCAAAGAGTAAAGGGTGATGACTCCAAACTTAAGAAGGGGTACATTAAAGTTACCAATCCGTTTGTTACCAAAGACATGGGGCATTTTGCCGGACCATTAGCTTGGTCAAATAATTTAAATGATATGATGAGAGACGGAGCGATCTCAGAAAAAGATTATCAAAAACTATTCCCTATTGCTAAAGGGTGGTCAAACACTCTAGATCCATTGTCGGGAGAAAAGTTAATCTTTGAGGGATTCAAAGAATTTTCAGTTGACTTAAGAGAGGCTCTTAAATCATTAGGCTATGATGCAGTCTCGTATGTAAATAAATCAGAAGATTCAGGTAAAGTTAGTTACACACTACTATCTGAGAACCAGTTTAAAAGTGTTGAATCATTATCGTTCGACTCTGGCACTAACGCCTTTAAAGATGCAAGAGCTGCCATCGCATCCCCAGAAAAAGAACTTGGCCCTGCTAAGAAGATAAATGATATTGCAAAGCCTCAAGTAAAGGACACTAGAGAATCTCAAGGAAAATTATTCCGCGCCGCCAAAAGAATCCAAAGAGCAATCGAACCATTGATGACTCTTGAAGGGTATAGCGCTCTTGAAGCCCAGAGGATGCTTACCAAGGGAGAGATAGGTAGATACCATAACATGGGAAGGGTGTTGTTTGATGTGCTCTATCAGGCTGATGCTAAAGAAAAGAAAGTTATCCTAGATTACTTTGAAACAAGAAATGCTTCTCCTGATGCGCTTCCAGATAGGAAGGTTGATGTTGCTATGCTTCCTACTGTTGCTAAAGGAACTAGATCTACTGCAAGCTCCTCTGAAAAACAATCAATCAAAGATGCTGTAGTTAAAGCTAAGGTTCAAATAGAAAAGCTAGGGTCAGACCTGGTAGCTATGGGCCTTATAACTAAAGACCAATACAGTGAATGGCAGGGGCAATATCTTCCTAGAGCCTACCTTAGATACTTAGGTGATGATAGGATTGCGAGAGGCCTTGGAACAAGCAAGATGACCTACACCAAGGTAAGGTCTGCTCATGAAAATTTCCTAAAGGATATTGTGGACGGAAGGATTAAAGATCCAGGGTTCCTTGCGGGAAGATATATATCTATGGCAGGCGCTGACCTTGCTACAATTAATTACCTTAACTTTATTGCTGCTGATACAGGAAAGAATGGGTGGGTTCTACCAAATCAACTAGTCAAGTACAATGGAATGCAGGGTACTGTTGGATATTGGAATGAATTAGTTGGTGATATGAGGAAGAGGATTTCTCAGACAGAGTTGTTAGATCCATCTAAGGTAGAAGATATGAAGCGGGTTGCTAATGAAATACAATCCGCTATAGATAAGGTGGGGGAGATAGGCTCTCCTGAAGGGTACAAGAGGGTTCCAGATAGTGCGCGATACGGAGCTATGAAAGGGCTCTATGTTAAGAAGGAGATCATTAATGACATCATGGGGATGGAGTCATTGTATTCTAATAATGAATTTCTTAATAGTGTATTATCTTTCTCAACAAAAACTTCAAAGTGGTTTAAGTATACTAAAGTACCAATGAATATACCTACGCAAGCTAGGAATATTATATCTAATATTGTCCTAATGGATGTATCGGGAACAAACCTCTTTAAGATTCCAGGCCTGCTAAGCAGGGCTATGTCAGATATTGTTGCTGATGGAAAGTATGCCCAGCTTGCAAGAAAGTATGGAATAGAGATGACTACTTTTTCTTCTGAAGAATTAGTAACTATGGATAGGGAGCTTAATAAGTTAAAGGCTGAGGATAAAAGTTGGAGTGGAATGTGGGCGAGATCCAAGATATTCTTTCATGACTATCTAGATGTAGGTGGCAGGGCATATGCAAAGACTGAGGTGATGTTTAAGATTGCCAAGATGATTGACCTTATGGAGAATCATGGCAAGAGTGAGGCGGAGGCTGCGCGATTAGGTAACGAAGCATTGCTTGACTACGGTAATGTATCACAAAGTATAAGGGTTATAAGATCCCTTCCCTTTGGTTCACCATTCATAACGTTCAACCTGAAGGCAGGGGCTCAGATGATTCGCAACATACGCAATCATCCTATTGCTGTTGCTAAGTATGCAGCTATACCATATCTCGTAGCGCAGATGTTGCTTGATCAGAATGATGATATAGAAGAAGAAGATATTCCAGCGATGAAAAAGTTGGTTGCTGAATATATGTCCAAGAACCTTACCACTATGGTGATGCCTTGGAAGGATTCAGAAGGAAGACTTAGGGTATTTGATATGGGGTACTTCTTACCGTGGGGTGCTCATTTAAATCTTGGTAAGAATCTTTGGGATGGGGAGTTTGGAGAGGCCATGAAGCAGCCAGGCTTCTTTGGTGGGCCCTTCCAGGCAGTGCCTGGGTTGATGAATAACAAGGATCCATTCACTGGCTATGAGATTTATAATGAGGCCGATCCACCTAGGCAGAGATATGAAGATATACTTGGGTTCATTGCAAGCTATGCTACGCCTCCTATGTTAATGCCAAGAAATAAATCAGGTGATGTTATAGGTAATGGTGGTCAGTTAATTAAGACCCTGATGTGTGCTGATTGGATAGACGGCAACATAGATAAGGATGGACTACCAAAGAATACCTGTGGGACTGCCGCTTTATCCTGGTTGGGCGTTAATACTCAACCCCTTACCGCTGAGACAGCTCAACGTAAGATATACTTTAAAGGTAAGGAGGTTAAGGCTGTAATAAATAGACTAAGAAAACTAATTGATGATCCAAATGTAAAACCAGAACAAAGAGAAAAATTAATCAATGAGTATAGAGCTCATGCTATGAACATAATGAGGGAGCTTCAGGAATTACAGACAGCTTATGGAAAAGTAAGTGATGCCTTATGATTATGTAGAGGTAGAGTGGTTGGATATAGTGTCTACTGCGGGGTGGGAAAAGTCTGAGGATACAAAGTTGGCCGTCTTCTGGTCATATGGTTTCTTAATAAACCATGATAAGGAAGAGGTAAGGATAGCTGTCTGTAAAGACGAGGAGGGGGAGTGGTTTGGATTTACTATAATACCCGCCGGCTGTGTTAAAAAAATAACCAGCCTAACTGAGGGTGTAAGCAGTTTAGAGTCATGCTCAGGACTTGTGTTAAATGAATATAATAATAAGACAGGCTGAGAAAAAGATATAACTCATGTACCACACTGTTACAAAGACTATATCTTTGAACATCTTGTGTTCCATTTCTGTATAGCTAGATCCTTTTGTGATTCTATCTTTGGGTGAAAACTAAAGAATAAAGAACACTTGGAACATCCTACTAAGAATTTTCCAAGAGTAGCTTTTAAACCGCAAAATGGACATGGCTTCATGAGTAATCCCTCAGTAGTTTACGTTGTGTTACAGCATGCATGTCATCATAATAACCCTCCCCATCTAGTCCGTTTAAATTTACTATACCCCTCCACCAATTATACTCTGTATCCCTACACCAATTCTCTGAGTACTGTGGATGAGAGAAGCATCCTGCGCTGAGCCCAAAGATTTTCTGACCATCTGGGCGTGTCTGTTCTGCATGATTATACAAGTGGGAATGTCCTTGCACCGCTGAGCAGTGCAGTTTAGAAACTAATTGATGACCAATATGTGATGAACTTATTGGCCTCCCCGCCACCCCTGATGTAAAGTAATGTGAGAAGTTTATCCCCTCTATGGAGAGGCATCCCTTAAAGGGTGTAATCTTCCAACCATTCTTTTCATACTGTAGATCCTTCAGAGATATAGCTCCATCTAACTCAGGAGCTGAGTTAACAGCCCTATCTATTCTATCTTCATGGTTACCAATACACATATGTAGTTTGGGTTTATATTGTTTCTCCTTTTTCTTTCTTTTTGATTCGTTAAGTTTCTTTATAGGGGCAAAGAGTTTCTCTTGTGCGTCTAATATAGAGTCAACATCCTTTCTGTATCTCCTCCCCTCAAATCCTTTGGTGCCTTTATCATACGAAGAAAGGCTTGGCATATCACCGAAGTCTCCTAAGCATACGATTATACCAGGCTGTTCTGATACTATATAGTTACCCAATGCGACAAACCTATCGTTGTCATATTCTGGTGCAGCGTGGCAATCTGGCAACACCAGTAGGTCTTTCTTTCCCTTCATTTTTAATTACTCCTATTCTTACGAAGAATGCCATTGTGGTACCCCCCTACCATAGGGGTGTTTTTCACTGTTATTTACCCTTTCTTTTCAATGACTTACGAGTGCGTTTTTTACGTTTGACAACAGTCGATATACCATATGGGGACTCTCCTTTTATAGCCGACTTTAGCTCTCTGTTCATCATTCGAGAGGCATCTAACTGATCTCTATGTAGTAACTCAAACTGCATAGCGTTCCATACCGGAGAGCATAGGTCCAAGTTGCCTGCCGCTGTCTGAACAATCTGACCCCTGGTGAATTCATTTCTTGCTACCTTCTTCCAGTGGGCTAACGACTTTTTATATTCTGCTCTTGTTATATTATTGTCATCATAGAAAACGCTCATATTCCACATACCCCACTAAGGCATTGCTCTTCACTGTTGTCTTCATATACCACGCCACGCTTACTGTGAGCCTCCTCATAAGGTACTGAGGTGATGGGTTGACCGCCCCTCGCCCCATCAGGATATACTGTTAACCCTCTTAATCCATGTGCATATTTAGCAATAGTAGAAGCATATTTATCCACGGTATCTTCCCCGTTTAACTCTGTTCCCCAAGCGGGGAGATTAATAGTGCTACTAATAGCGTGGTCCACATATTTCTGTAGCTCAAATTGAAATTTTATTCTACGCTCAGGATCCTGTGCTAGATCAACAGCTGATTCTATTTTTTCTGGGTTGATTCCTCCGTCGATGAGCGCTTGGGCTGTACCGTCAACGACAAATTGATGTTTCCATTTTGTTCCATCTGTAAGGTAGCGCCTGCGGTATGCCACGGCGTAGATTGGCTCCACTCCACTGGTTGTACCTGCGAGGATGCTAATAGTCCCCGTAGGTGCAATTGCTCTGTACCCTTTAGGACGGTTGAGAAAAAGTCGTTCACAATGCTCGTTAGCGGATCGTTCTGATTCTGTTTCATATATCTTCATCCATTTTTTAAGTTCATCATTCATCTCGTACCTGCTGTCACGCTTGAGTAACCACTCATGCAATCCCATCAGGCCGAGACCCAAACGTGAGTTCTGCTGCCTCACCTTGCCCACCTTCGAGTAGGGTAGGTGCGCTCTGATCAACCCACACACTAGAAATTTAGATGCGAGTGTAACCACATCCTTAAACTCACCAATCGTATCCACATTCGCAAGGTTAACAGACCCCAGGTTGCAGACATCACTGTCATCCGACGACGTAACTTCCGTACAAGCGTTGCGTAAAGTTTCATCAGCTTTATCTCCAAAGTTAAATGAGAACCCAGGCTCACCAGTCATCAGTGCCTGCTTACAGTTCTCCATGAATACCTCATTGTCATTGCCACTCAGCCACTCATCACTATAGTTCGCGCTGATATTCATCATGTCCAACGGCGCTGCATAGTTGAAGTTGGCCTTCTTGGCATCAGCAATCGTGAGGCCAGTCCCCTCGATAGGCATCTCATGCCAGTTCTTGGCGTGCAGGAAGTCCCAGATGTCCCCATGAGAGGCACTGAGAGAGCCGTAGAGAGCCGATCTCCTGCTACCCCCTTGCATGACGTTCCTTCCTATCTCATTGAGCGTAGAGAGCAAAGGAAGAGGTCCAGAGGACACTCCTCCAGTGCGCCTCAATGCCCTACCTCCCGGTCTGCACAACGATACGTCGGCCCCGATCCCACCACCTGTCATCAGGCAGGACATGGCACGCTGAGACAGCCCGGCCCACTCCTCTCTGGTATCTGAATCAAGCCTCAATAGATAGCAGTTGTTAAAGAACCGCGCCTCTCTGCCTGCATACCAGAGATACCGACCACCCGGCATGAACTTAAAGTCCGAGATGTACTGTACCAACTGAGCTTGGTCATCCTTTTCCATCAGGCTGTTCTTCATACCATCCATGTCACCACAGACGTAGTTCACTACTACCTTTGCACGATCATCCCAGGTTTCATACTGATTCTGCGCGTACTTGGTCTTGAAGATATCCTGACCATACGTTGTTCTGAATTCCATGTATCTCTCCTATTCGAAATCGCTATAGAACGCTTCTTGTTTGAACCCTAATTGTTTACCAAGCTTCCTGCCCATATCATCTATCTCATGCAGGGTACTCGCCCAATCCGAGCCGCACTCCAACACTGTATTCACACTGCTCCGGCTCTTGTTAATGTACTCCAACACCAACGCCTTATCTTCTGGCGACAGCTTTGACTTTTCTTTCTTGCTCATGACTTGTCTCCTTTGAAGTCGTCTGATTCATCCTCACCGAACACACCATACTTGTATGCGCCTGATATCTTCAGCACCACTCTAGCTAGTGCTCTCTTCTCTGCCATAGC